AGATTGTATGTGATCTCCAAAGGTAAGTGGGGATCAAAGAGTGGGAAGGGTAAGATCGCTAAAGGCTTTACGCCTGGAAGTTCTACACCCTCCTCAGACTTTGCTAGTGTAAGAAAACATGCTGCTAGGACATTATTAAGATATGGAAAAGGATCAGATAAGTTAGCAGCGAAATACGGAAGTAGATCAATCAGAAAAGAACGAGGAATCGGCGGTAAAGATGGCCGAAAGGATACATAAAATGCAATTACTACAAGATACATTTATTATTGAGCAGCTACAAGTCCTTAGCGAAGGCAAGGACAACGGCAAGATGAAAATCAAAGGAGTCTTTGGTCGCTGCAATGAGAAGAATAACAATGGAAGGATTTATCCTACTGCTGTTCTGGAGTCACAACTAGCTAAAGTTCAGCCCATGATCTCTGAAAGACGTTTGTGTGGTGAGTTAGATCACCCCCAGAACGATACCGTCAAACTCTCTAACGCTTCCCACCTTATTACTAAGCTTGACATGAAAGGTGATGAGCTTATCGGTGAGGCTGAGATCCTCAACACCCCCGCTGGTTTAACTGCTGCTGCCTTAGTAAACGGTGGAGTTAAAATTGGTATCTCTTCTAGGGGAATGGGTACACTATCTGAGAACGAGACTGGTGACAAGATTGTTAATGAAGATTTCCGTCTTGTAACCTTTGATCTTGTTGCTGATCCCTCAACTAGAGGGGCCTACCCAGGGCTATCTGAATCTACTGAGTCACAGTATGTTAGAGAGACTCAGAGTAAGCTTACCAAAGAAGGTAACTTTGTCACCATGCTTGAGTCTAAAATGCGTGACGCTTACCAGCCATTCATTGAAGAGGCAAAGCTTAGTAAAAAGCAAAAGAAAGTAATGGATACCGATAAAGATAATGATATTGATGCTAAGGACCTTAAAACTCTCCGCTCTAGGAAAGACGAGGCCATGGACAGTATTCGTAGAGATGGTCACTGGCATAGGATTGCAGGAATGGTGGCTGAAGCCCTAGGGCATGAGCTTAGTGAGGATTACGGTAAAGGATATCCCAAGATGGGAATTAAGGCAGGAACTCCAGCGGCTAAGAAAGAAGCCAACAAGCGCAAAAAAAAAGTAGATGAAGCCTATAGCGACGATGATCGCGCTGCTATGGAAAGAGCTAAAGACAAAGTAGAAGCTCAACCCAGTAGCATGAAAGGCCCTGGGTGGAGGGATCGAATGAGGATTAAAGCAGGTAAGAGAGCAGAGGCGCGAGGCGATGTTCAAGCTGCTCGTATTAGAGATAGAGGCGCTGCGGGTGGAGATGTTGGTTTAAGAGCTAAGTTGCTTGGAAAAACTAGGTTTGGTGGAGCAGGTTCTGCTGCTTACGCACAAAGGACTCAAGACATGTTGGCGAAAAAAGCAGGAATCAACAAGCCTGAAGCAAAGCCAGCGGCTGCACCAGCTAAAGTAGATCCCAAACCAGCAGCCGCACAGCCCAAAGTAGATCTTAGGGCTGCTGAGAAGGCAAGACAAGAAAGGCATCAAGATTCGAGAGGTGTTCGGGTAGTAAGAGGAAGTAAGGGGAGTGGAGCTTTTGAGCCTGTCTCTCCTAGATTAAAAGCCGCAGGGTATAAAAGGAATGCTCAGGGCAAATTAGTTAAAGAAGCTTACAAGAGACTTGGTTCCATGCTTGCTGAGATGTTTCACTTGAGAGAAGATGCTAGACTAGAAAAAAAACTAGCAAGTGCAAGGCGTCAAGGCAAAAGCACAACTGCAACCAAAGAAGCTCATAGAATGGGTAAATTGGCAGCAGGGTCTTTGGCTGCTGGGAATCCAGATCTAGCTGAGAGACAAAAAAAAGAAGGTAAGGCTGTAAAGCGTGGTACATTAAAAAGAACTAGTCCATCAACAGTATATGGCAGAGCTTAACACCTACATTTTTAAAAAAAAAGTAGATTTTGTATCTACCTTCTGTACATATAGATGAACCTAGGAGACTATTCATATGAGTAACTTAAACAATATTGCCGAGATTCTTCCCGAAGGCTTGGATGAATCAACGGTAGAGGCCATTTTTGGTCTCGTCGATTCCACTATCAATGAGCAAGTGGAAGAGAAAATTGGTCTTTTGGAGGCGAAAGTAAACGCTTATCTTCGCACAAAAATTGATCAACTTAAAGAACAAGCTCTTGCTGAACTCTCGGAAGAGAACGAAGTGTATCGCAATGCGAGACTCTTTGAATCAGTAAGAACTTTAATGGCCCTTGAACTTACGACTGATGATGAAGACAGTGCTCTTTCTGAAATGACTAACCAACATGGTGAGCTTCAGGAAGAGTTTGACGTATTAACGGAGCAAGTGAACTCACTTGTTCTTGAAAACGATAAGCTTCAGAACACAGTTAAAGTTCTTGATAGCAAGGTATCTCTCACCGAGCAAACGGTGGAGGAACTTGAAGGTCACAAGTCGCAACTTCTGGAAGAAGTTGAGAATTTAGAAGCTTCCAAGGAAGAGGCATTCGCCTCATCTGAAAAAGCGGTTGTTATCTCCCGAGCGGATCAGGAGCTTAACGAAGAAAGAACTTATGATAATAAGTTCTTAACAGATGAGGTTATGAAATTCATGCCTTTCTCCCAATCTTAATAGGATTATATAAATATGGAAATGATGCATCATCAAGATGAAACGCTTGTCCAGAAGTGGGAGCCCGTTCTTGAAGGTATTGATAATGATTATACCCGTCGAGTTACAGCGCAGCTTCTAGAGAACCAAGCAAAATCTATTGTTGAGGATCGCCTTTCTGAGGCCATTACCGCTGCTGCCACCACAACTGGTCAGCTTGGTACGTTTCAGAAGTTCGCCTTCCCTCTCGTTCGTCGGGTCTACCCGAAACTTTTAGCCAACAGCCTTGTTGGTGTCCAACCCATGCAGGGTCCTGTCTCACAGGTCTTCTATCTCGGCAACAGCCGTGCGAAGGCTGGTGGAGGAACTGCCGCAGACCGTCAAACCGTGTTCAGCAAGTTCAACCTTACCTATGCTGGTAATGTTGCACAGCGTATCGGTTCTGCTTCTGGTACTGCTGCTCAGAGAAATGATGCAGGTGGTGCTACTAGTGTCGGTGAAGGTACTTTCGTTGATAAGGACGGCGTTCAAATTGCTACCGCAACTGCTGGTCTTGATGGTGATGATGCCGCTGATGGCTTCGACGTTTCTAACGTCCTTGCTGGTACTACTAGTGCCTATGCCGATTTCCAGGGCGCTGGTGCTGGTTCAGGTACGATGGGTGGTCAGATTGCTGCTTGGCCCAACCCTGAGTTTGTTGGAGGCTACAACCTTTCAGGTGGTGAGCGTCTAACTGGAACGGGCATCCCAGAGATGACCTTCCACATCGAGCAGGAAGCAGTCGTTGCTAACACTCGTAAGATGAGAGCCCTTTGGACTCTTGAGGCTTCTCAAGACCTTAAGGCTTATCACAACCTTGACCTTGAGCGGGAGCTTACTGACCTTCTTTCGAAGGAGCTTCAGCTTGAGATCGACCGTGAGCTTATCGAAGATCTTCGTATGATTGCATATGGTCTTCGTGATAAGAACATGGGTGGTGTTAACCAAAACATTATGGATTCGAGCTACATCGACATGGGTAGCCAATCCGATGGTATCTTCCCTGGTCTTACGGGTAACACTGCTGCTACGGGTACTTTCGTCCCCGCTCAGTTCACTTATGATTTCGATGGTGGAGAAGGAACTTCTACGGCAACGTCACTTGGATCAGCTAAGGTTGACTCCAACATCTTTGTTGTAGACTTCACCAGCACGGCTATTGGCCTTTATCCCCGTCACGTTGGCGAGGTGTACGCGAACTTACTTGCGATCATTAACTTGGCTTCGCAGGACATTTACCGCACCACGATGCGTGGTCCTGGTAACTGGCTTCTCACCTCTCCCCTTGTTGCTTCTATGCTAGAAAGTGCTGCGAAGCTTGAGGGTGGTATTATGCCGAATGATGCTCCGACCAATATTGGTAGGAACTCAATCGAGTATAAGGGTAAGTTCATGGGTCGCTACGACCTCTATGTTGATCCGATGTACCCCTCTGATGAAATTATGATGGGTTACAAAGGTGCGAACGCGATGGATTCGGGTTATATTTATGCCCCGTACATCCCGCTCCAGCAGTTGCCGACCATTACGGATCCCGAGTCCTTCCAGCCCAGGAAGGGTATCCTGACCCGCTACGGTAAGGTGCAGATCGAGCCGATGAACCGATTCTACAGAATCATTCGTATCATTGGTCCGACCAGTAACTACCTCTTCAGCCCGTTCGCTAGAAATAACACGAACTTAGGCGTTGACACCACTGTCTAATTTAGATAGAGAGTAAATAAATAAGAGGGTCAGAGGAATTTTGTCCTCTGACCCTCTTCTCTTTCCTATATACACTAGAGGAATTATGTATAAATATAGAAGCAAATGTAGATGGAACATGCTTCTTCACATTGATGGGGAAGTAATAGAGATTAGGCCAGGAGAGTTATTTCAGTCCAAGACTTTAGTTTCTTCTCGCAACCTAGAGATAATTAGTAAACCTACAGAAAAAAAGAAAAAAGGAAGACCTCCTAAGGAAAGTATAAATGGCAAAGATCAACCCTAGAATTCTTAGTTACGGAGATAGCTTTGGACAGTACGGTGGAAATAAGCTTAGTGATACCAAGCTTTTTTCTACTGCCATTGATGGTTCCAAGTTAAATGTCGGTACTTTAGGGGAGCCTGTAGAGCTTACAGAGTTTGAAAAAACAATACATGATTTTGTCCTTGCTCGGTTAGGTCATCCAGTAGTAAGAGTAGAGCTAACTAGTTTTCAAATTAAAACAGTTATTGATGAGGCTATTACTCAATTAGACTACCACGCACCTTTCTGGACCACCCAAATTGCTGCGTTTGAGTGTACCGCAGGAGAGAACCAGTATGTCTTACCTCTCCAAATTGCAAACAACCTAGCCTATGTAGCTTATAAAAAGTCTTTACTAAGCATTCAGAATATGGCAGGAACGCTTGAGTTTGATTTCTTTATCAAATACTTCCAAGACAATTTCTTATTCAGCAACTTCAGTGTTTCGGATTTTTATCTGATGCAGACGCACTTAGAAACAATGAGAAAAATTTTGAGTCAGGACGGTAGCTGGGATCTCCTAAATGGGAATGTCCTTCAGCTATATCCATGCCCTGTTATTGATGGTCAGCCTGTTATCTTGGTATACAGAGGCTTAGACACTAGCACAATGCACCCATACTACAGAAATTGGATTCAGAGATATGCCGTAGCCGCAGCTAAGGGAATCCTTGGTGAGGTCAGAGGCAAGTATGCAACGCTGCCTTCTCCAGGTGGTGGTGCAGCATTAAATGGGACTGCCTTATTGCAGTCAAGTGAGATCGAAAAGGATAAGCTCAAGGAAGAGCTTCTCTCAGAAATTGAAGAACCACCAGTGTTCACAATGTTTTAATTATGCCACTAACTAATAAAGGACAGAAGATCATGAAATCCATGCGTAAGAAGTATGGAAGTAAGGAAGGGGAGAGCGTATTCTACGCTTCTAAAAACAAAGGTACAATCACAGGTGTTGAAGAAGCCAAGAAAGACGATTGGATTCAGGATGCCGAAAAGGACATTGAGAGACGAGGCACTGAAGGAGTCTGCACAGGAGACAAATTTGGTGGCCCTACATGCCCTCCTGGATCTAAAAGATACAATCTGGCTAAAACATTTAGGAAAATGGCAAAAAAGAGACAGGACGAAGAGGTTAGAGGAACTGCTAGTCCTGCAATGAAAGCTCTGATGAAGCGTACCGCAGAACTTAAAGCTAAGAAAGAACGAGCCGCTCTCATGAAGGCCAACAAAGAAAGGAAGGATGAAGAAACTACCTCACATCCCGCATCGGCTCAGTCTAGATTAAAACAAGCACTAGGTGATAGAGCGTATAAGAGACTAAGCTCTAGGCCGAATGACCCTTCTCCTGTTGAGGCCGCAAGGGCACGAAGGAAAAAGAAAAAGGTAGAAGAAGCTCAAAGCTTTAGCAAGACCGATACTGATGCAATGAGAGATGCAGCCAAGCCTTTAAATCCTAAGCCTAAGAAAGCCAAGACACCTTCGCTAACTGCTGGTGGAAATACCACTGCTGGTGCAAACGCCGCAGGGGACGAAGGAGTTCCTGTGGGCAATGACGCTAACAAGAAAGCTCAGGAATTAAAACAACAGAACATTAAGACTCGTAGTATGTATGAAGCGGCTCCGCTTCTTGCTGCTGGTTTAAGGGCATTAGCTGGCCCTCTTGTTCGTAGGGCAGGAATAGCTGTCGGAAAAGGAGCAGCTAAAGGTGGCGCAAAAAGAGGTGCTGCTAAAATGGCTAGGACTGCCGCTAAAGATCCAAAAAAGATGGCTGCATTAGGTAATGCTGCTGCGGCAGGAGTGGAGACTCTAACAAGTAAACTCAAAGGAAATAGAAAAATGGAAGATAACACACAGTATGAGAACAGTTATGTTAATAAATTAATGGAAAGCAAGCCTTCTCGTAAGGTTGTAGAGACTCCTGGTTCCACTATGATGGTCGCAAGAAGCAAAATTACTGATGGACAATACCAGAAAGCACATGGTGACAAAGCAGCGTCTAAAAAATCAGGTAAAGCAGCGGGTAAATTGATTGCACAGGCAATGAAAGATCACACTGGATACCGTCGTATTGGATCTATGCTCGCTGAGGCTATGGGTCTTGTTGAAATGCAGTACCATGGAAAGAGTTACATTCGAAAAAAAGGAAAAGATTTAGAGAACAAGCCAAAGCTTGATATTCCAGCAGGATCTAAACTTGCTCCGAGAACGCCTCTCACTAAAAAGAAGCCTGGGGAGACCACTGCTCAGGCAATTGAAAGAAGATACAGCAAAAAATAATCCTAGAGGATGAACCGAAAGAACTACAAAGTATCCACAGAGTTACCTGAGCTACCAGACCTGGATGGCGACGATAGCATTCTAAGCTTATTTGATCAGACGAATCCTGATATAAATATGTTTAACCTGGTGGATGACGAGATGATCCGTCTCGCAGGATCAAAGATGTACTTCTATAAGTACTATCAAACTGAAGATTTTGACCCTGTGTACATGGAAGCAAGGGATAAGCCTGTTGCTAAAGATCCGATCATCGTTCATGGTCATTACGATCCCATCTCACTTAGTGAGGAGCTTACTCAGTTTGGAATCGAACTAACCAATGATCAATTGTTTACGTTTAATAAAAGCTACATTGAGAGAAAACTACACCGTTCTGTAATTCCTGGAGACATTATTAAGCCCCAGTTTCAGAACCAGATGTATGAAATCTTTGAGGTTGTTGAGGATGGCTTTGAGGCATACGGTGTATACCACCTAGTTTGCTCTGCAAGGCTTCTTCGTGATGCGCCTGATGTCCAAGACACTCCGCTCTTAGAAGTGAGTGACGATCTTGGTGGTTACGCAGGAGGCAAGTCTGATGTCCTATGATTTATCGGGAAGCACGGTCAACTATGTAGGAACTAGCACAAGTTCTATTCTTACGGATTGGAATGCGTCCTCCTACCCCAGCCAGAGCAGAAGCTACCCTACCCGAGAAGGTTGGATTCGCAAAGAGATCTATAGATTAACTCAGGCCAAGACCACAATCTCTCATATGTATAAAGATTCTCTCAGAGGGATGATCGCCTCCTTTAATGACGTAGGTTATATAAACTCGGAAGAAAAGTTTATTGATATTAAATGCATTCACGCTAACGCTGAACGAGCGATTGCTAAACTAAAGCAAGAAAACAATATCATCCTTCCGATCCTATCTATTTCTCAAACTACGTCTGATAATGATGATGATCGCAGAAGAAACGAAAGTGTTCTTTTAAATGAGAAGTGGTGGGATGAGGATAAACAAAGAGCCTACAGGGTTCTAAGCCTCTCCCCACGCCCTGTTAATGTAAACTACCAACTTAATATTTGGTGTAAGTATATGGCTGACATGGATCAGATTCTAGAGCAGGTCAGATTAAAATTTAATCCTGAGATGCAAGTGCCTACTCATTTTTCTACTCTAGCCAAATCCTTTATCCTTTCTGAGGATGATGTCACTCCTGTTACAGCAGCAGATAAGGAAGACCGTGTAATTAAAAAGAGTATTAACCTTGTATTAAGGACTTATATTCCTAGCCCTAAATTTCTGATCACATCTACGGGTAAGATTACTGAATTTAAAGTGGAGACTTCCTAGTGCCTGGGGTATCAAGAGCGGGAGATGCAGCAACGTGCGCTCATACTAATTCGGGAAGCAATACTGTTTTCGCTAATGGGAAAGGAATTTCCATGGTGGGTGCAAGCACAGCAGGAGGAGGAGTCATCACAGGACCAGGAATATCCACCGTGCTCGTACAGGGAAGCGTTATCGCTGTGGATGGAGACACTATATCTCCCCATGGAGACAGTCCTCATGAGTTTGCAAGGACTTCAAGCGGAAGTAGTGACGTATTCGCTGGATAAAAAAAGTTCTCAAAAAAAAGTTCTTGAGTGGGTAGATAATAAGGAGTGAATTAGTTATGAAGTTAATCAAAAACGACAGCCTACAAGCCTTTACCATTTATTTTAATACAGAGAAGGGTTGTAAAGAGAAATGGATGCAGCCAGGAGAAACCATTGTGGTTCCTGAGGCTTATGTTACAGAACAAATCCAAACATTACACAGACGGAAAATTTTTAAGATTTCAAACGCTTAGGAGAATAAATTATGGCAACTTATGTAAGCCCTGGTGTCTACACCATTGAAAAAGATATTTCAGAATACACCCCATCAATTAACACTTCAGTGGTGGGGATTGTTGGCTTCGCGCCTAAAGGTCCTACGAACAAGGCTACCTTAATTACCAGCCAGAATCAACTTCTTCGCACGTTTGGAGAGCCCTCTGAGGCTCTTACTGGGCAAGCTCTTGAAGGCGCATTAGAGGTCTTAT